AGTTGATCCTATTCCTGTCTGTTGTGCAATAAAATTATTACTGCCAGAAAATAATCCTCCTGTGATGTTATTAAAATTTCCTCCCCCAGTACCTGCTGGCACAAGTCTGGGTGCACCGCTATAAAATTTATTAGGTTGTGACTGTGGGGCTGGTGTTGTATCAAAATCGTACAATATCATAACGTTACTCCTGGCATACTGTGTCTGAGCACTCTTGTTGCAACGTCATTTATCATATCAGAATTTCTTATTTGTTGTCTGTATCTAGCTAGATTTGATTCATTATAAGTGTCTTTATGAAAACTATCTTTATTACCTGCACCATTATCTCCCTGATTAACTAATATATTATTGCCACCAAGATTACTTAAATTATTATTCATTGCTCTTAAAGAATTGCTAATGCCTATCATAATATTAGCTATATTTAAAAAATTCTTATCGTTGTTCTGTGTCATAGTTGCTATTTGTTTGGAAATTTCGGATACTAATGTCTCTAAAGAATTTAATGATTCAGAGGGCTCTGAAGTTTCTTCTGGCATGAATTTGTTTTCTGATTGAGTAACTTCTGGTATAGATTCAGCAAGCGATGGTTGATTGTTTTCTTCTTTTAGATTGTCTATATTTTCACTGAATTCTTGCTCTTGATTACTTTGTCTACTTTCTAATATTTCTTGCTCTGGTAATGCTGCTACGGTCGGCGCAGGTGTTTCTTCAGAATTAATTTGTGCAATCTCTTGTTCTTTTTCATTAATTTCAGCTGGCTCTGCTTCTAAATTAGTGTTTTCTTTTGGTGAATTTGTCGAGCTACTCTTATTTTTGCTAATTACATTTATCACTGAAGCTTCTTTCTCTGGCTCTATTGTTTGCTCTTCAGTTTCTTGCACTGGTTCAATTGATTCTAAATCTTCTTTTAAATCAGAAATTTTATAAAAATTGTCTTGAGATTTTTCAGAAATTTTTTCAGTTACGCTATCAATCTTTACAACAGGTTTGATATCTTGTAAAGCTTTTTCTGCTACACTCTCATTAATCTCTGTATCTGGTACGATTTCTGCAACGTTTTCTTTGTTTGAGATTTCAGACTCAGCTACTGTGTTATTCTTTTCCTCTGTAGTATTTTCTTTTTTTTCTAAGCTACCAAGTTTGTCAAACTCTACAACATCTTTGTTACTATTATTATCAACCAATTCACTTATTTGATTTTTTACTATGTTTAGCCAATCAGGAATGTTATTCGTTGGCTTTTCTTCTTTTTCTTTTATTTTAATATCAGTTACAGGCTTATTTTCCAATATGCCTGGCTCTTTGTTTATAATATTATCTTCATCAGTTTGCTCTACATCTTCTGTACTATCGTCTCTTGTCACATCTTCTTTTATGCTTATGCTGGTAATACTGCTATCATCTTGCTTTGTAAAATTTAAATCTTTTTCAGAATCTTTGCTTTTATTATCCGTACTAAGTACCGGTTTATCCAATACAATGCTATTAGTAGGTCTAGCAGCTTGATTATTTTTAGAAATTTCATCCAATAGAGTATTTTGTTTTTCTATAGAGCTCAATATGCTATTGAGCTTAATAGTTTCATTAAACTGCTCTTGTTGGGTTTCCAGATCCATATATTATTTATATTGTATTTTTGTTATGGGGTTTTTAATTTCTTAGAAATCGCTTTTTGTTCTTGTTTATAATGATTGATATACACATCACACTCAAGAGGTGTCATGTCCATAATATCTTTAACATTGAAGCCAACCTTATTAATTAAGATATATTTTTTCTCATGAAATACATTAGACCAAAGAGAATATAACCGTTTCACATGCTCGAACAAGGTATTATCTATAATCTTGAAAGAAGGGCTCTTAACACCAAATTCTTCCAACCTAGACAATAATTTAAAATTATAATCGTCAAATTCATTAGATATGTTAGATTTGGCCAGCTGTTTTAATGCATCGGACATTTTATTTAAAATAATATCTTTCTCATACTCGTTTAATATTATTTCTTCTTCGTTAATTACAGCTGCAATTAAACTCTCCTTCAATATGTCATTTGTGGCAAGACTGTGTGGCACTGTGAATACAAGCTCAACATCTTGCAAATTTATAAAAATCTTGTCTTTTAATGTTTTATCTGAAATTCTCTCTAGCATTTCTAATATAGAAATATCTGCTGCAGCAGAATTATTTTCTTTAGTTTTTACTTTATAAACACTGACTGGTGAAATACATACTGCCCTCAAAAAACACAAAATAAACCACTTATCAAATTTATTGAGTTTAATTTTATCAGGTAAATTATTAGATAACACCTCTTCAAAACATTTCTCTAATCCTTCATCATCATTATTAAGAATATATTTTAAAATGAGTTCATACTGGTAAAAATTTAATTCTTTTAATCTAAAATAATTTTTTTGACTTGGTACCCAGCAGAGAAAATTAAAACCATTCATTAAAAGAACCCAGCCGCATTAAAAATATTTGTTCCGTTTTGTGCAGCATTTTGCAGAGGTGAAACTTGTGGTATATTGGAACCATTTACTATTCCTTGAATTCTATTAATAATATCTGGCAATGGAAAGTATAAGCTATTTTGAATTGTATAATTAGTATATGTCCAATATGTGGAATAACTTGCTATTCCGTCTTTATCGTAAGTGTAAGGTTGATCTACTATGGCATGCGGTACGCAATTGTAGAATGTGAATACTTTTCTGGGTATTTGACTTATGTTTTGATAACTTCTGGTATAACACATGAGGGTAATTATTGATTTCATGTTTAGTTTGTCCTTAGATCCAGGTATATCTCCAGGTCGTGCCACCAATCCAAAATGACTAGCCATTATGACCCATGGTCTTATAACAAAATCAATAAAACTGGTGTTAGTTTCTAAAAAAGTAAGTGTTAATCGGTTTTGATTGTATGCATATCTATCTCCTGCAGCAACCCCTTGAATGAAGCCTCTGTTGTTGTCAATATTAATGTTGTTAACTTCAAACCCTTCTTGTGGTATGTCAACACCTTGAGCAAATACGCAACCTATTACTTTTTGCAAAGGGAAACTTGTTAAAACAGTTTTAGCCTGATCTATGTTATATCCTTTTCTAGCACCATCCGTTCTTTCTAAATTTTGAAGCAACGTATTGTTTAATGCTGCAGGGTATGAATCTATAATAGCTATCCACTGGCTTTGTGTAGGTATGGAGGTCAACCAACTCTCCATTTGCAACAAGAAGTAGTCTCTGGTAGATATTAACGGTACACCTGGGATATTGAATCCAAATAAATCAGTAATCTGAGGCTGCGATAATGGATTGGTGCCCCTTCCTATATCTACAAAATTATTGGTTAATCCTGTAAAGGCATCAGTGAGAGGGTTTCCTAGACCACCAGGCATGTATATATTTAATAAAAACTACAAAATTACAGTTAAGCTTTCTTAACAAAATAATGATAAGACATGGACACGTTGAAGTTCACCGGTGCACCAGCTCCAGTGAAGTCATACTTAATGTCACCAACTTCTTTTATACTAACACCTACCAATTGATACTGAGCAACCTTTTCCAATTGATTGTCTAATTGAATTAAATCAATTGTGCTAGATTGTGTGGGGGTAAAGTAGTTACCAGTACTATTCACATCATTGAAAGTATCTCTGGACCAATTTTCAAACTTGGTTCTAATGGTATTCTTTGCATCATTGAAGAATTGCAAAGTGTAATTGTTACTATTAGGGTAGCTCGCTACACCAGGAATATTGAAATTTAATCCCATGTATTTAACTTCATTTATGTTAATAGCTCTTGCAGGCAGAGTTGCTGCTCTTGCATATACTAAATCGTTTTCATCAAACGTCGTAGATGTGCCACCAGGAGATATACTCAGTACCCTGAAATGAATATCACGTTGAAAATCACGTGCTGCTGCTATTCTATAAAAGTCTGCTATTGTTTGTTTTATTGCGGGCATGGCTATTTATTTATTCCTTTATGCTAGGAGCTCCTGGAAGTTTTGGCTAGTGCGTGTTGCATAAAAGCTTACCAAAATAAACTCTGCAGTACGTACTGGTTTCAAGTACAGATCCACCTTGAGCTCATTGTTATCTATAACATCAGGTGTGTTATTGCGTTCATCGCATATGATCAAGTAATCATAAACACCATCTGTATTTTTAGCATTCTCAAAAATAGGTGTCAAAGTGTTGATAACCTGTGTGCGTGTGAAGAGCGTGTTTGGCTCAAACACAAAGTATTTCACTGTATTGCGAGTCAATACCTCGAGTGTTAAGAACAATCTACGCACATTAATGCGATCAAATGCACTTGGTTTCTTGAGAGCAGTCTTTTGACCGTATATTACAAACCCTTCTACTGGGAAGAATGTAACTGGATTGAGACTGATCTTATAGAGTTGATCGCGTTGTTTCTGCTTAGGATATATGCCCAGATCATTTACACCTACCAGTACACCACGTGTAAATCCTGCCGGTGCAAACCATGGCTGGAAGTTAGCATCAGTATTGCCCATTGCTGCAGCTGCAAAGCCACTGAACGGTACCCACACTTGACGGTTTGTCACATTGTCGAGTACCTGAGCCACATTAGCATATATTGCTGCATAGCTGGTATCTGTTATACCAAACTGATGTCTCAATGGCCAGTAGATGTGCTGACTGAAGTTAGTTGAAACAAATCCAGGGGCGTTTGGATTAGGTGCTTCACCAGCATTGGGACCGTAAAGTTTCTTACTGTTGATCACTTTAGCATTATCACCTTGCACAAAGATGTTTCTGATAGGATCCAATATTACCATGAAGTCTTTGCGTTGGTTTTGAGCCTGATTTACAAACACACTAGCAACTGCATTGTAATTAGCTCTTAAGCGCAGACCTTCATCAGACAGTTCTTCACTATTGGTTGTATACCATGCACTCAGAGCGTTTAGAGGTTCTGAATCAATGAATGGGCCTGTCCCAGATAACGGAAGACCACCAGCTAATGTTCTTTCGACTGCATTTACATAGATGGTTCCAAGCCCTGCTTCACACGCAACACTAATCGGATATAGATCAGGATTCTCCACCAGCTCAAATACTCTCTCGAGCTTGTCAGGTAAGTTTCCAATGTCCTTATTAGTTGCTACTGTGTCGTTATACACACCAATTGGGAACAATGCATTTGTTGGTCCCAATTGAGTCAGCAATGTATTTACTACTGCCGACGGTGCACCAACTCTTGTACTGTAGGACGCAGAAGTATCTGTAAAGCCCTGTACATTGAATGGTGTGGCCAATCTATCCGAAAGGAATCTTACCTTCTTGGAAGGTGTGCCGTCATCATTGAGCCATGTATTACCATAGCGATCATTCAAGAACGGATTTACAATTGTATTAATATTTGGTGAGCTTGCTTGCTGCTGGCCCAAGTAGAAGCTAATTGCTGGGCCGCCATTTTGATCAGCAATCTGACGATGGAAATCAAGTGAACCAGTGTATGTTTCGGATGCAATATAATCAAGAGCAATTACATCAGGTGAGAAGACACTTTGACGTAACTTGTATAATCCAAATAACACGGTATCATCAAATGCGCGTGGACTAATATCAAATTTCGACATGTTTTCTTGCACTTCACTGATGCTGGAACCATCACCAAATTTCGATGCACTGAGTGAGAAATTTAACCTAGCGCGCGGAATTTCAATGTAACTATTTGAATCTGCATTAGAAGCAAGAGTGTTTACATTGAGAATGCCGTCAAATGGTGTTGCAGGATTGTTGTTATTGTTATCTGTTATACCAATGTAATAGCCTTCAAACTTAGAATTGATTGTGGTTTGAGATTTGTTAAGAACAATGAACCCAGATTCACCTAGTGTGTTGTAGGTATATGGTGTATTCTTGCTTGTTACTGATGGTGTATCAGACCAATTAACATTGTTATTGAGCAGCTCTTGATATTGTTCAACACTCAATTCTATGTGTGTTGGTGTGCCAAAGAAATAAGTTGTTGCTGCAGATAGACTGCTAACAACACCACCAGAGACTGCGGCAATAGCATTTGTACCTGGTATGTAAGATATGGCAAATTGTGTTGAACCTACATTTGTGTACGCTGCATATGTTGCTGGTGCTGTTGCAACAGCGCCACCCACTGTGTTGGTGATCTGCACATTGAATGTAGAAGTTGTGGAATTGTATGTGCCTGTTGATGTCAATCCACCAGTGATGGTATTGTCGATGGCACTCAGAGTGCGTGTTAACAGCTGTTGCGGTGTCATGCTGCTGTCAATAACAATGGTA